TCCTCTCCAAAATAAGCTTTTTGAAATATTAAATCAAAACGCGCATTAGTTGTTGCAAATACTGATAAGCTAACAGGAAATATACTTTTTTTATTTATTATATTATTAATGTAAGGTTTTATATTCAAACCCAAAAGGCTTCTTGGCGTAGCATCAATTGGTTTTAATGTATTCAATCCAGCGGCACCAACCGTAACCGTGCCTTTATCTCCTCCATCAATAAATACACTACTGCCGTAAAGATTAATGAAAGCCGGGGATAATGCTCCTGCCGTAGTACGTGCTTCCACGAAAAGTCTTAAAAATGGACTACGAAGACTAGGGAATGTAAATTGATTTTCTGCGAAGAAATAATGTAAAGTAACCCATCGCGCTTCATCATGGCTAATTGGCACATAAGCCAAAAAACGAGCGCCAACAGCACCATACCAGCTAAATTCAATCTTAAACATTGTCACACGGGACAAGTCTAAATTCCAACCAGTGCTGCCAATATTGGGCTGGATGGGATCACCATTCCAATCGTCCCTAGCAATTTTGGCTGTGCCAAGATCAGGCGATGTACGCACTACAAATAAATCACCGCCTTTGTCAAGTTGAAAGAAATAACCATCTCCCACATCATTGCGACATCCCCACTTAATTGTTTCTCCTGCATAATCACTACCAGTTGACATTCTCACGCCAAGAGTAAAACCAGTTACTCTTCCTGGTTGATAGCGAAATGCTCGTTTACTTTCCCAAAACGCAAGCATGGCACCGTTAGTGTGTCCTCCTGGAAACCGACCAGTATTGTCATCAACTAAATAAGTAAAACTAACGGGAGGAGGAAACACATAAGCTTGAATGGCACTTTCGGCTGGAAGATGACGCCAATAATATCCATATTCTTTTTCATCTTCACCAACACCTTCAGTCCTAAAAGTCCAATCCCCTGGATCTGCTGCATAGGCATAACCAGCAGCGTCGGGGCTATTGTAAAATTCCTTATCATTGATACCGTAAATATTTACTGCATCAAAAAGCCCTAATGATGTTTCGCTTCTTGGTATGCCCAACAAGCTTATCCCCACTTCACTTGCTTCACTATTAACAGAATCAACAGTTATGTTAGCGCCATCAGAGTTGGCAATAGTAATTGGAGTAATGCCTGCATCTGCAGCAAGCACTAAAGTGCCCCTTGAGTCTCCCGTTAATGATTCTTGATCAATGGGATCAATTAATAAGTCCCCTGTAAGGAAATCAATGAGTTGAGCATCAATAAGTTCGCTACCGGCTGGCTGTGCATCATCAGGCACTTGATAATATTCAGAAAGATCTTGTGCCATTTATTTACACTTGCTCCTCCCAAGTCAACGAAGCGCTTATATCTGCTGACGCACCAATACCTTGCGCAAATACATATAACGTATCACCAGTGCCAGCAGTCAATGGATATGACAAATAATCCTTGTTGTAACCAAAATATGGACTTAAATCAATATCTACACCACCAGCGCCTACAAAAAAAGTTGCGACATTAGTTCCGCCACTTACTGTTACAACACCACTGCTTGTAGTTACATTCGTTGGGCTCAAGGTGTTTGTACTGGTAAAAGAAGGAGTGCCAGAAACAGTAGTAGGATTTTTTATAAGTTTTACTACAGCACGACCACTACTACCCACACCTAAACGAGTGGGATAAACTTGCATTCGATTGCGAATTGAATTAACATTTTCTTTTATTTGCAAGCCAATCAGCATTGTGCCGCTTGTTGTTGCAGAGCGATCAGCAGCATTACTTGCTGATCTAGCTGTAACAGTACCTTTATCGCCACCATCAATGTAGTAAGAAGCGCCATATTTATAGATAGAGCATTTGCTGTTACCTTGACTTTTTTGCGCTAAATAAGAAATTGGAAGTGTAGGGTTGCCTAAGCTAGGGCTCGTGAGTTGATTAGAAGCCCGTATGTGATGCATGCGAGCCCATCGAGCTTCCCCAGTGGTTGTAGCATCAGGAACGTAAGCCAAGAAATGACCACCAACAGCACCGTACCAGCTATATTCAACTTTATACATTGTAACCTTTGAAAAATCAATATCCCAAATACTTGTTTTGGTAACAATGTCATTATTTACATCTGTTACGGATGTGCCATTTGTATATGTCACCACAGGAATATCTGCGCTGCCTGCCACTGCTAATGTGAAAGAAACACGTCCTGGCGTTTTATCTGCGTAATATTGTGTTTTTGTTTCTGCATCTAAACGATCATGACTAAAATATTTACGTGGCACACGATATTCGTATGTGTACCGATACGCAGTTGCTACTACCATAAAGTTAGCAGCAACACTTGTCGCGTTATTTGAAGAAGCAACGCCACCAATGTTTACGTTTCCATCGACACGAAGGCTGCGATCAAAAAGACCAGCATGAATATAAGTAAGACCAGCTCGCACAATTACTAAATCTGTTCCTGCCGTACCAATATCGCCATCTGCGGTATTTGGTATACGAATACCTGATTCATTGCTTTCAAGAGCACTTGTCCTTCTTACGCAATAACAATTAAAATCTTTACTAGCTGAATCTGATTGACCACCACCTTGCACTTCTATGTAATAACCATCGCGGCTATCAAAAGCACCAAATTTTTTAATATCAGTTGAAATGCTGGAAATAGTGGTTCTAACTCCAAAAGTAGCAGCACTAACTCGTCCTGGCTGATAACGGAAAAAACGCCTACTACTTAAAATTTGATAACCAATAGGAGTTCCTGTTGCTACGAAAATTTCTGCTGCGCTTTCGCTAGGAATATGTGTAGTAGTGCCATTTACACCATTGCTAGCCCATTCATTAGGATTGATGTCATAAGTGGTAACATCAGCAAAAATACCAAGCGCTACTTCAGCACGAGGAATACCAAGCAAACTTAAACTTACTTCACTGATTTGTTGGTTTGCTACTTCCACCGGCACTGGCGTTTGATCACTAGCAATTACCACTGGCAAACTTACTGCCATCGTTTGCTGACCAGGAGGAATCGGCGCAGTACGACCTACCGTTACAACTGATACGCCTTCTTTCAAATCAGCCATAATTCCTCAAGGAAAACAATTGGAGAAAGTGGTGCCTACGATTACTCCGCCGCCCGCCACTGTATCTTGTTTTAGTCTATAAACATTTCCACCAATTCCTGAGGCTGTAACACCAGAAAGAGTGGCAATGGTGAAAGAATAAGGGGCAACATAAGTAAGGCCCGTCAAATTAGTGTAGATGCGGGCACTTGTGCTATTGTAGTTGATGCCACTAGAAGTGGTGGTGCCACCAAACACCACTCGTTCTGTAGCACCAAGCCCATGATTGGTTTGAGAAATAAATACGCCACTACTAACACTAATCAAACTGGCTAATTCATCTTGCTTTTCAATGCGCACATCCCATGACAATGAACCTTGCACTTCATTTTCAGTGTAAGCAGTAGGGAAGAAACTTTGACTAATAGCTGCATTTTGTGGTTCCTCGGCTGCATCCCAAATTGTTGTCACTTGAGACGAAGTAAGCCATAGTCTTACCACACCATTGCGAAACGGTTCCTGCTTTTCTACATTAAAAGCAGTAACTTGAGATAGGACTCCAGCCGCTGTATATTTCCATACAGAAGCGCATACTGTTACTAAACTTAAATCAAATGGCTCACCATCACTATCTTGCAATAATAATCCAAAACCATCAAAAAAGTCCCTACGCAATAAATGTAAATTAATTTGAGGAACAAGCTTAGTAGCAAGAAAAGTGCTCATACCACCTCTCGATATGAAAGCATCACCGTGTAAGTAGTAGAACCACTTACTACGGCATTAATTTTTTCACCAATAGCACTTTCAAAGAGCCCTAAAGGATTGCTTTGTACTAGGTTACCATTAGCGGCAATATGAAATGGAGGCGTTTTGTCCGTTGCCCCACCGCTTTGTAGTTTTACAGTGCAACCAGATAAAGATGTTATTGCCATTGCCATCACTCTCAACTTAGTGCTAGCTACAAGTGGAATTACATCTGCGTTGCCGCTAGCTGAAACAAAAGCGCTTTTTAGCGTGGCACTAATCAATAAATCATTGCTAACAATGTAAGGATCGCCAACAGCTCCGGCTCCAGTTGCTTTTATATAAGCAGCATTACCAGCAGCATCGAGTCCAAAAAGATTTGCCATATCAAAGAATTAAGAAAAGGTAACGCTGGTTAGGTACTTCCGTACCGTTGACTAATCTTACTGTCTGAGTTGTAGTAAAATCAAACGCCAATGGACTGGAGAATGCTACCTTACTATAAGCATAAGGAGAGCGAATGCCATTGATGCCTATTGTAGCAATTCTAATTTGATAAGTTGCCTGTCCGGTGTAATTGTCACTAGGAAAACGAATGTAATTTGTAGCACTACGGCCAATATTGGTCCACAATTGATTCTCTACGTCTAAATAATCAACATCAAACAATGCTACAAAAGGATTGTTTTGCAATGGATTCCAGCAAACGGCTGAATTGACTGCTCCGTTAAGAATTGAATACGACGAGTATTGAGGATAGTCCCATGCCACTTCATTATAAGCCATTACGACACCGTTCCAAGTTTAATACTGCCTGACGATATAAGTGGAAGTATTTGTAGTCTAGAGAAAGAAACTCGTTTGGAGCTCAATTGAGGCTTATCAGCAATTGCAAATTTATCTTCATTGTAAAGCGAAGCTATTAAGGTCACTTCTCCTTGGTTTTCATTAATTGAAATCACTCTAAATTTCCTAATGCCATCGCTATTCTCTTGCAACACCCACGGAGCACCTGCTATCGGTGCTGTAGACAATGCTGGGTTCACGCTAAGCGCAGTTGCTGCTCCAGGAGAATTGAGCACTGTACGGCTCTCCAGTGAGCCACTAGGAAGCATTACCGTCAACGTATAGGATTTGTTTGTTAATAATGTAAAAGGAGAATCAATGGTAACGGCAATTGTGGTGGCACTAACAATTCTTCCCCCATAGCGTTTTCCTCCTTTAATTGGATCAGCAATACCAATAACTTCTCCCGGCAAAACAAAGAAGCCTTCTGTACCAGTTTTAAATGTTACAGTTTCTACATCTAGTTGATCTGTCAATAAAATCCACCTTCCAATACGTTGCGCTTGTCCTTGGGAAGTAGTTCCAAATGCTCTCACTTCTACTTCGTGATAACCATAGCGATCAATTCCTTCACTGTCTTCTACATATTCAATTTTGCTTTTATATGTGTCGTCAGGATCATTCCAGCTAACTAATGCTACAGTTTTTCTTGCTTTACGTGCAGTGCCTTCATAGGAGAATGGTGGTGATGTTACATTGCCACTATCATCGACTTCTTGTATAACATTAGCAGGTGAAAATATCTTGCTAATAGATTTTGGTACATCTTGAATTGCAACAACAGAGCCTTCCGCAAAATATAACATGCCACGAAAAGCAGCAGCCAAACTATTAAGTACACTATAGGCTTCGCCTCTATCTGTGATGTAAGCATTAAAAGTAAATCTTGGCTCTAGACCACCTTTACCATTACTAACCAGTTCGTCGCAATATTGAGCAATAGGCAGAAGACTATAGCGATCCACTTGGCTTTCAGCTATAAATTGTCCCGCACCATACCTGGTATTTGTTAATAAATCATAAAATACCCACACTGGATTATTGCTCCATTCTGTCTTAAATGTACCATTCCAAATGCCTGAATACGTGCGGGCAATGGGATTATAATTTTGAGGAATTTTGATTTTTACACCCAACATATCAGCCGCTACTGTTGGCACTGATGAAAAATTTTCAGCACCAATCTTTAATCCTAGTAATGCAGTATTAGGATAACGAAATGATTGATTTATGATTCCTACAATT